CGTATGGGTGAACTATATGCTGCATACCTACACCCACGTCAGTCAGCCGATCTTCGTGCTGAAACTGGTACAGGTGGATTCCAGGAACTAACAAAGTACGTAGAACGTACACCGTTCGTTGCTGGTGCAGTAGGCGTTATCGAAGGCGCTTTCATCGTTGAGACACCACGTGTTCTAAACGGTCTAAAGTTGGCTACAGGTATCACACCTACAGTGTCAATCACTAACAGTGCTTTGACATCAAACGTTGCAACAATTACAACAGCAGTTGCTCACGGTCTTGGCGTAGGTCAGGTCGTAACAGTTGCTTGCGTAACTGCAACAACACTTAACGGTACATTTACAATCGCATCTGTACCATCAACAACAACATTTACCTATGCACTGACAGCAACTAACGTTACTTCAGCAGCAGACACAGGTACTGTTACATTCACCAACAACTACCGTGCGATCATCGCAGGTCGTGAAGCATTGGCAGAAGCGCAAGCCGCAGATATCTCAACCGTTATCGGTCCAGAGATTGACGCGCTACGTCGCTTCCGCACAATCGGTTGGTACTACTTCGGTGGCTTTGCACGCCTTCGTGAAGCAGCGCTCTATCGCATTGAGTCAGCCGCAACAAACGGATAATTCCGCTAGTGCAACGGCAGGGGGAGGGGAAACTCTCCCTCTGTCACTTATGAAAGGTTGGATATGGCATATACATTGATGACTCCGTACCAGTGGCAAACCTGGGGCGCAGGTGGTAGTGAGTTCACTCCATACTCACGCCTTGCTGGTCGCCGCTTTAATGGTGGAACCATTGATGGGCCTATTCCAATTAGTCTTACTGATGTAGCACGTGGTCAAACATTGATTGTTAATGGAACTCAAGTAACTATTACTTTGACTCCAAGTCAAGACGATTTAGCAGCAGCAAGTTACTATTTCCTTGGTGGTCACGAATATACTATTAGTGATTACCAGGCACAAGTTCTTATTGATGCAGGATACGGCGATTGGGTTACTCCAGTATGAGTTTACATAGACGCACAACGCACCTTGAGTATGTAGAAGGTTGCTTTGGTTGCAAAGTAGGAGAACTAGAGTTGAGTGTAGGTATGGCAAATCATAGAGAATTGCCTACTGCTAAACAGCACGATAAGGAATTACAATCCTATTTCGATGCTACAAGGCAGGGAATAGAACCGCGTTCAACAAAAAGTGTAGACATAGATGCAGCAGTTAAACTTTCCAACGAGGCTGGTAAAGCGTTCGATGGAATCTCAATGACATTCAAGGAGTAATAATGGAAAACTACGAAGAAGATATTATGAAGTACCCAACACCTGATAAGCAATACGAAGGTGCTATGAAGTTTCAATCTTATGAGTCAGTCCAAACAGGCGCAATGGGAAAGGCAGCAAAATGAAAAAGAAGCCAATGGCAGGTATGTGCAAGAAGTGCGGTAAGTCAAAGAAAGCGTGTAAGTGCTAAATGAAGAAGGCAGCACAAAAGGCTAAAGTCGCCAAGGTAATGAAAGAGTTTAAGGCTGGGACTTTGAACTCAGGATCTAGTAAAGGTCCAATCGTTAAGGGCAAGAAACAAGCAATTGCTATTGCGCTATCTCAAGCAAAGATGTCTAACAAGAAGATGGGCAAGAAGAAGTAAATGGCAAAGACTCCAGCGTGGCAGAGAGCAGAAGGTAAGAACCCAAAGGGTGGCCTGAATGCAAAAGGTCGTGCCTCTGCCAAGGCTGCGGGTATGAACCTAAAGCCTCCAGTTAAAAAGGCTGAGGCTGCTAAGTCTCCTAAAGCCGCAGGACGACGTAAGTCTTTCTGTGGTCGTATGTGTGGAGCAAAGGCTAAATTAACTTCTGCTAAGACCGCTAAAGATCCGAACTCAAGAATCAACAAGTCACTTCGTGCTTGGGATTGTAGTTGTAAATGAAAAAGAAAACAGCATTCTGGGATAAACCAAATCCTAATAAAACATCAAAAGCATTAACGCCAGCACAAAAGACTGCGGCGAAGGCACGGGCTAAGGCAGCAGGACGACCTTATCCAAACTTAGTAGACAACGCAGCAGCGAAACGAACCAAGAAGAAGTAAGGAGATATAGGTGGCACTAGGACAATACGGCACAACGTTATCAGATGAACTTAATCGTTTGGCTAATGGTGGCACCTATAGAGCACCAGGCGAGATGGTTGACCAAGCACTTGCTGCAAAGCAATGGGCAGTAGCACGTTCAGTAACAACAAACTTAACAGATACAGTAGGAGTATTAAATGCGATTGCGGGTACGACTACTAGTAATCGTCTTGATTACAACGGCGTATGTAACCTCATCGCTGGTACTTTTCAACTACCTGCAGCGCAGGCTCTCAGAGCGGTCTCATCTTGAGTGCTAAATATAACTTGGTCTGTGACCAAGCCACTACATTTAATTTCCAGTTTCAGATCAAAAATGATTCAACTCCTTGGGATCTAACTGGTTACACAGGAACTATGACTGTACGCCCATTCGTTGGTGCATCTACTACAACAGTAGTAGCAAGCACAGCCAATGGCGCTATGGTTCTTACTGCATTAACAGGACGCGTTAACGTCACACTGAGCGCAGCAACTACTGGTGATATCGCAGCAGGTCGTTACTCATACGATCTAGTACTTACATCTGGTGCAACAGTTACCAGAATCTTAGAAGGTAAATTTATTGTGACAGGAGCGGTGACAACTTGACCACAATTATTGTTATAGAAAACATCACACCACAGGTTGGTGTAGAACTTTCCCAGGATCAAGGTCCACAGGGTGGCGTAGGCGCAACAGGACCAACAGGTCCAGCGGGGCCTGTCGGCTCTGTCGGTGCTACAGGTCCGACGGGACCTACTGGCGCAACAGGTGCGACAGGTACGACAGGAGCAACAGGTGCGACAGGTGTTACTGGACCGACTGGCCCGACGGGTGCCACTGGTCCTACTGGAACTACGGGATCCACAGGGCCTACAGGCGCAACGGGTCCAACGGGAGTTACAGGTGCAACAGGACCTACAGGTGTTACAGGAGCAACGGGAAATACTGGACCTACGGGACCAACTGGAGCAACTGGAACAACAGGAGCAACGGGTCCGTCAGGACCTGCGGGAGCGACTGGCCCGCAAGGTGCCACAGGTGACACTGGACCCACAGGTAGTACTGGACCAACAGGAGTAACAGGCGCTACAGGCGCTACAGGACCTACAGGACCTGCTGGTGCTACAGGTCCTACAGGACCAACAGGACCGACTGGTTCTGCAGGATCTGCTGCTGCCATAACTTATTCTTATACAGCAACTGCTGGTCAGACTACATTCTCTGGTACAGATCTAAACTCATTAACTCTTGCCTACACAGTAGGCGCTGAACAGGTTTACCTAAACGGTGTGCTTCTAGTACGTACTACAGATTACACAGCCACTAATGGAACTTCAGTAGTCCTAGCAAGCGGAGCCATCGTTGGCGATAGCCTTATGGTAGTTGCTTATGGCACTTTTACAATAGTTGACACATACACACAAACACAGATAAACAATTTAATCAGTAACAATAATCTGCTAACAATTATGGGAGCGTTAATCTAATGCCAAATACATCAAAGGTACTCTTTCGAGGTGCAGCAACAACATCTACTGGCACTACGCTCTACACAGTTCCAGCATCAACAACGACAGTCGTTACCTCAATTATTGTCACCAACACTTCGGCTTCTGCTGGTACTTATACATTTGCTTTAGGTGGCATTAACCTCGCAACTACAGTTGCTGTTGGTGGCAATGACTCAACTGTAATTGATATGAAACAGACACTGGTCGCTACTAATACAATTACTGGTGGTGCTTCCGCCACCTCAATTAACTTTCATATCTCAGGAGTTGAAATAGTCTAATGGGAGTTTATGAACTATCAGGTGCGGGTACCTTAAAGAACGGGCGCACCCTTTATACCAGTATGAACGCTGGTAACCAGTATGGCGCTATGGTGCCTATTGCTAGCACATCTGGCGGTTCAGCAAACTTTGCTAACATCCCGCAGACCTATCAAGATTTGTATGCGGTAAGCACTCTTCGCGGAATCAATGCCAACACAGTCGAATACTTTTTTAGTACCTTAAATTCACTTACAAGCGCTATTTATTCGTATACCTCACTTCAAGGAGATGGCGCTAGCGCTTCTTCTTCAAGAACAAATCTAGGGAACACACAATTTTTTCTAGGAACTGGCCCAGGGGCTAACTCAACGGCCAACGTTTTTGGTTCTTTTGAGATGTGGGTTCTTAATTACGCAAATACCTCAACTTTCAAAACAGTTTTGTTTCGATTTTCCGCAGATCAAAACGGTTCAGGTGAAAGTCGAATAGGTGTTGGTTTATTCTCATCCACTGCTGCTATCAATGCGCTTAATGTCTTTGGCGGTAATGGAACATCATCTTCAGCCACTCATAACTTATACGGAATTAGGGCGGTGTCATCGTGAGTATGGTTTGGATTGCGGGAGAAACTGTTGGTGCTGGTGGTTCATCCACAATTAGTTTTACATCTATCCCCTCAACATTTACACATTTACAAGTTCGTGTTTTTGCTAGAGATACACAAGTAAGTGGAGCGCACTCTTTGCGTTTACAGTTTAATAGTGATACAGGTTCAAATTATACTTATCACGCAATAACTGGAGATGGAGCCTCTGCAAGTTCTGGAGCATTGACTGCCCAATCCACGCAGTACCCTGGTTATCTTATGGGTACTTCAGGAACAACTGGTGTTTTTGCTGCAACTATTATTGACATTTTAGATTACACAAACACCAATAAAAATAAAATTACACGTACAATATCAGGAGTAGATAACAACGGTTCAGGTAATATCGGTTTAATGTCTGGAATGTGGATTAACACAACGTCAATTACTAGAATTGATTTACTTCCTGCTGCTTCAACAAATTTTATTCAAAACTCCCGCTTTGATCTTTACGGCATTACTTCTAGCCAAGCAACGGGGGCATAATGACAATTGCTATGCAACCAATTTACACTCAGACTGTTGGGGCAGGTGGCGCAGCAAGCGTTACCTTCAATAACATACCTCAAGATTTCACTGATTTACAATTGATTACAAGTTCAAGAATGGGAAGCGCAAGCGGCAACTATGGTGTGCGTTTTAATGCCGATTCTACAAACTCTTATTCCTGGACATATGTTACAGGTAACGGCTCAGGCGCTTCATCAGGTCGGCTAGGGTCAGCATCTTTAACTGAGTTAGTTGTTGGTCAGATAAACGGAACTGATACTACTGCTAATACATTTGCCTCTAGCGATATTTATATTCCTAATTACAGGGTTGCTAGTTTCAAACAAGTTATTTCTAACGCAGTTCGTGAGAACAACGGAACTACTGGTATCTTAATTATGGACGCAAGTATGTGGTTAAAGACTGATTCCATTACTTCACTAACAATTCGTCCTTATGCTGGCAATGGTAGTTTTGTACAATACTCAACATTCACACTCTACGGAATCACGAAAGGCTAGACAATGAGCAAAGTAATCGAAGTTGATTGTTCAACTGGTATCTCAACTGAACGCGATATGACAGCGGCTGAACTAGAAGCGCAATCTGAAATGATGGCACAGGTTGAAGCAGACCGCCTAGTAACTGAAGCGGCAGAGCAAGCAACAGCAGATGCCAAGGCATCAGCACAGGCTAAGTTGGCAGCCCTTGGCTTGACAGCCGAGGAAATCGCAGCATTATCAAAGTAAGTCTGGAGCCTAAATGACAAGAGCAAGAGATGTTGCTGACACACAAGAGAACAACGGCGGCGGCGTAGCGCCATTTGTTGCGGGCAAAAACAAAATCATCAATGGTGATTTTGGTGTCTGGCAACGAGGCACTTCTTTTAGTAATCCAACAACTGAGGCATACACCGCAGATCGTTGGCAACTGCAGCACGACGGCAGTGGGGCAACTCGGACAATTAGTCAACAGACATTTACGCCAGGTACTGCACCAGTAGCAGGCTACGAAGGCCAGTATTTCTACCGTTATGCAGTAAGCGCTGCTGGCACTAGCAATACATTTCAACAATTCTTACAGAAAGTAGAAGATGTAAGAACCTTTGCTGGTCAAACAGTAACGCTTTCTTTCTGGGCAAAAGCAGATGCAAGTAGAGTTTTAACTTTGCTTTACAGAACAGATTACGGAACTGGCGGTTCAAGCGCTAATCAATTTAGCGTCGGAAGCGTAACGCTTACTACATCTTGGACTCGGTACACCGTGACTTATGCGGTTCCTTCAGTATCAGGTTTAACAATTGGTACAAGTTCTTATGGTCAATGGAACTTCAGACCACCAGCAGCAACAGTACAAACCATTGACCTTTGGGGCGTGCAACTCGAAGCAGGCAACGTAGCCACCCCATTCACAACTGCCACTGGCACTATTCAGGGTGAACTTGCGGCTTGTCAGCGGTATTACTACCGCTCAACTGCTGGAAGTGCTTATGCAAATTTTGGTACTGGCAACGCAAACAGCACAACCAATGCAATTATTACCGTTCCCCTTGTGGTTTCAATGCGAACATCTCCTAGTTCAGTTGATTTTTCAACTTTAATTCTTGGAGATGGCACTGGCTTAAATGCTATTTCTGCCCTTGTGATGACGCAAACAACGCCGCAAATGGTGCAGGTTGAAGCAACCTCAACATTGCTAACTTTGCGTAATTTTTACAGGTTAATTTCAAATAACTCAACATCAGGTTTTCTAGGCTTTAGCGCGGAGTTGTAAAAATGGACAATGTAACTTTTATTGAAGTTGAATCAATTGGCATCACACAAACCCACGCCATTATTGACCACGGCAACGGAGAATTTACCTCAATGCTTAAATCAACCTATGACGAAATGATTGCAACACAGGGGCAAACTGCTACAATCTAGCCTATGAGATTCCACGTTATCAGCCTACCACATACGCAAACAACTAAAGAATACGTTATCTGTGCCTTTACTGAAAAGGTACGACGTTTCTGTATTATGATGAAAGACCTTGGGCATACAGTTTATCTTTATGCCAGCGAAGAAAACGAAGCACCTTGTGATGAGTTAATTACTTGTATCACTAAGGAACAACAAGCAGAAGCGCTTGGTGGTAAGCACTTTGTCGAAGCAGAATTTAATAATGAACTGCCTCACTGGAAGATCTTTAATGGCAATGTCATAACAGAACTTGGCAAGCGTATAGAAGAAAAAGATTTTATCTGTGTTATCGGTGGAGCATCACATAAGCCTATTGCTGATGCTTTCCCAGATCATATAACTGTTGAGTTTGGTATTGGCTATGGTGGAACCTTTGCCAAGTACAGGGTCTTTGAATCATATGCTTGGATGCACTCGATCTATGCTGCGTTTAATAATCCTACAATGGTTAACGGCAACTTCTATGATGCAGTAATACCAGGATACATAGAACCAGAGATGTTTCCGCTGCAAGAAAAGAAAGAAGACTATTACCTATACGTAGGACGTATGATAGATAGAAAAGGTATCTCTATTGTTCAGCACGTCTGCAAAGAGATGGGTGTAAAACTTATTCTTGCAGGTCCTGGTAATGATCCCAAGATTGAATACGGCGAATGGGTAGGACCAGTAGGTCCTGAAGAACGAGCAAAGTTAATGGGTGGTGCTATTGCCCTATTTGCTCCAACGCTTTACATAGAACCTTTTGGCAACATAGTTCCTGAAGCGCAGATGTGTGGTACTCCAACGATTACCACAGACTGGGGCGCTTTTACAGAGACTAATCCTAATGGTGTTACTGGTTACCGTTGTAGAAATGCAATGGAGTTTGCAGCAGCAACAGAGTGGGTTAAAGATTTAGACCCAGTAGCAATACACAAGCGAGCAGTATCTATGTATTCCTTAGATGCTATCGCACCACAATACGAACAATACTTCGCACGACTTCTCACACTATGGGGAGACGGCTGGTATGAAAGGAAATAATGCCAACACTCGACGAACTGGTAGACGAGGTAAAGGCTAACCTACAAGGTTATGCACTTCGCCAAGACCGTATTACTTACGTTGCTAACCCTGCTGGTTTAACTACCACTAGCACTTCAATTACCGTTGGCTCTTCTTCTAACCTAGCCAAAGGTATTATTGAAATTGATGATGAACTAATCTGGATTGATTCATTTGACAAAGCCAATAACGTACTCAATGTTATCCCAGGCTTTGGTCGTGGATACCAAGGAACTACCGCTTCTCCTCACTCGCAGTATGCCCCAGTAACTTTATCTCCAACCTTCCCACGTAACTCTATTAAGAAGGCTATCAACGATACGATAAATAGTTTCTATCCTAAGTTGTGGATTGCTTCTTCATATACATTTACTTTTAACGCATCTCAGACTACATACCCACTACCTGATGATTGCGAAGATGTCTTGTTTATCTCTTGGCAAACAACTGGTTCTAGCCAAGAATGGTTACCAGTTAATCGCTGGCGCTTAGACGGTATGGCAAATGCTGCCACCTTTAATACACAGAATACTATTAATATCTATGAGAACGTACAACCTGGTCGTACAATTCAGGTTTGGTATACAGCAACGCCAAATACTCTTGACGCAAACACAGATGATTTTGCTGACGTTACTGGCCTACCAGATTCTTGTAAGGATGTTGTCGTCCTCGGCGCATCATACAAACTACTGTCTTATCTTGACGCTGGACGAATCAATCTTTCTAGCGCTGAAGCCGATCTAAACGATAGCAAGTTGCCATCATCTGCAGGCGCTGCAGCATCTCGTTACATCTTTGCCCTCTATCAACAACGACTACAAGAAGAAGCGTTGAAGTTGGCAGACAAGTATCCAATCCGTATTCACTACACCCGATAGGTAAGGAAAGCCAATGACTCGTAAGTATTCGTCCATCAGCGTTGAAACTACGCTGGCTTCAGGAATCTCTAATAGCGCAACTACTATGACAGTTGCATCTGGTACAGGTTCTGCCCTAATGGGAGGTGTCACTCTTGCTGCTGGAAACGTAGATATCTTTACAGTAGCCCTAGATGTAGATACACAAAACGAAGAAGTTGTTTATATTACTGCAGTATCTAGCGATACATTCACTATTGTTCGTGGTCGTGCTGGGACATCTGCTATCTCACATACTGGCGGCGCTACAGTCAAGCACGTATTAACTTCTGATGACCTTAACTTCTACACAACAGGTGTGGCTACAGCAGATGCTGCTATTCCAAATGCAATCGTAACTGCTAAGGGTGACATCATTGCAGCAAGCGCTAGTGCTACTCCAGATAACCTAGCCGTTGGAACTAACGGACAGGTGCTTACAGCAGATTCCACCGCAACACTGGGAGTCAAGTGGGCAACACCAACAACCACAGATTTAACAATTCTTGCAAAGACTGCCAACTACACTTTAATAGCAAGTGATGTTAACGACTTAATTACTATGAGCAGTGCTTCAACAACAACACTGACAGTTCCTAATGGTGTCTTTACCGCAGGCCAACAAATTAACGTTCAGCGCCTTGGCGCTGGAGCAGTCCAGATTAGAAGTGATGGAACTACTGTTCTAACATCTACTGGTGCTACATCTACAGCCCCAAATCTACGCGCTCAGTACAGCGCAGCAACAATTATTTGTACATCAAGCAATAACTTTACGGTAATCGGAGATGTTTCTTAATGCCGATACTAGGGATCCTTGCTTCTTCCAAGTCAGGTAACTTGGTTCCTAGCGCCCCAACTATTGGAACAGTTACAGTTACTAATTCGACAACTGTTTCAATTCCTTTTACAGCGGGTTCTAGTCCTACGCCTATTACTTCTTATGTGGCTACATCTTCGCCTTCAATTGCTTTAACTGTTTCTGGAACAACATCTCCATTAACTGTAACTGGCGCATTTGCTTCTAATACTGCCTACACATTCCAGATCGCAGCAGTTAACGCGACTGGAACAGGCGCTTATTCATCTGCTTCTAACTCAATTACTCCTGCTCCTTTAGTGGCACCATCAACTGTCCAATACCTTGTTGTCGGCGGCGGTGGTGGCAGTAGTGGTGGATTTGGTGGTGGTGCTGGTGGTGGTGGATATAGAACAGGATCGCTAGGCGTTAGTGCGGGTGTTGGATACACCGTTACTGTTGGTGCTGGCGGTACAGGGCCAGGAGTTACTTTGGCTACAGGTTCAGTTTTCTCAAGCATCACTTCACTTCCTGGCGAGTTCGGCAATACCTCTGGCAACGGTAATCAAACTTCTGGCGTTTATGGTTCGGGTGCGGGTTGCGCTCCTGGTAACTGGACTGGAGGAGTTGGAACTTCGGGACAGGGAAATCTTGGTGGCAATTCTGACGGCGCTAATGGATCAGGTGCTGGTGGCGCTGGCGCTGCTGGTCAAAGCGCTGCTGCTGGTGGCGCTGGTGGTAACGGATCTACATTCTCTATAAACGGTGGCACTTACGCAGGTGGTGGTGGTGGTGCGGCTACTGATAGTCGTACTACTAATAATGGTGGTTCGGGTGGTGGTGGAAACGGTGGAAGTTTTGCAGTAGGCAGAGCCGCAGGAACTAACGGCTCTGTAAACACAGGCGGTGGCGCAGGTGGTGGAACACAGGGTAACCAAACTATCTACTATACAAGCGGCGGTTCAGGTATCGTCATTGTTGCTTATTCCTCTTCGTTTACTGATGCTGTTTCAACTACGGGTTCTCCTTCGTATGTAAATAATGGGACTAATAAAATTTATACATTTACAGGAAGCGGGAGTATCACTTTCTAATGGCACACTTTGCAAAACTAGATGAAACTAATACTGTAACTCAAGTAATTGTTGTTCATAACAACGAGTTACTTGATGAAAATAACAACGAGTCTGAGCAAAAAGGTATTGACTTCTGTGTCAACTTACTAGGTGGTACTTGGATTCAAACAAGTTACAACGCAAATTTTAGAGGCAATTTTGCTGGTATTGGCAGTTTTTATGATCCAGTTAATGATGTATTTGTAACACCTGAACCCAAGGAGTAGACAATGGCTTATGGCGATGACATTACCGAAGGACTGGTCTATACCCTTTCCAACCCATCAGGATCTACCAACTATTCATCAACAGGTGAAGCCTACGATGTAGCAATCGCTGGCTTGCCGTTCTTTTTGTTGAACTCTGATGACTCACCATATCGTCGCGTAACAGCGCAGTATCGTAAGCAACAGATTGACCAGAGCCGTGAGCCAGGTGAGCAGACGCTGACTGGTTGGTGGCTACGTAGCCAGTCCTCATTCCACTATGGACAAGGCATCAAGTTCTTTGAGCCTATTCAGGATGAGTCGCTTCGCTTCCAGTACACAGAGTCTAAAGGTGTGAACGTATGGACTAAGGGACAAGCAACACTTCTTAAAAAAGTTAATAATTATTCAGCGATTACCAATGGATTGCAAACAAATAAACGTCCATACCAGTCTGCCAGATCTATCCGTTACAGCACTAAAGATGCTGTGCTTATCTGGGATGGATATAAAATAAATAAAGTTGAGGCAGATGGAACTGTAGTTTCATTTGTTAACTACACACCAGGTACTGACTACCCAATCTACTCTGTCTGTGATGATGGAACCTATGCTTATTGGGTAACCAACAAAGTTGGTACCAACAGACTTCAGGTTAACAAACGTCCTTTGGATTCTAGCGCTGCAGCAAGTGAGATGTTTACTAGCGCAACTATAACAGTAACTAACGCAGTCATTGAATACACCAAGGAACGTCTTGTTATGTGTGTAAATGACAAGGTGTATGAATTTTCAAGCAGTGCAGCAGTCCTCCCATCCCCTGTCTATACTCACAGCGACGATGACCACGTATTTACTAGCATCACATCTAGTGGTGCTGCTATCTATATTTCAGGCTACAGTGGCATTCAATCTAATATCTATAAGTTTACCTTGTCTACTGCAGGTGCTATGCCAACGCTAACCAGTGCAATCACAGCAGCAGAACTGCCAGCAGGTGAGATTGTATTTAAGATTGCTTACTACCTTGGCAATATGGCTATTGGTACTAACCAAGGTATGCGTATGGCAGATGTTAATTCACTTGATGGTTCTATTACCTACGGTGCTTTAATCTTTGAATCAACACAACCAGTCTATGACTTTGGTTTCCGTGATAGATACATCTGGGCTGCATCCAGTGTTGAAGGCCAAGTAGGTGTGACTCGTGTAGATATGGGTCAACCATTAGGTAACCTTTTGTTCCCTTACGCCTGGGATTTATATGATCCAGCAGATGTATTAGGAAACCCAACAACAGCGTGTGCTTTTATTGGCGACACTGATCGTCTGGCTTTCTGTAACTCTGGTGGCGCAGTAAACGGAAAGGTTTACATTGAGGCAACTACAGAGTTAATAGCACAAGGAACTATCCGTACAGGATACGTCCGATATAACACACTAGAACTAAAGATCTTTAAGTTAATGCAGGCCCGTGTTGATACCACTAACGGTGGTCTTTATATTGACTCCATTGATTATGCCGATAACTTCTATCGCATTGGAACTTTCGCACAAGAGACAGAAGTTCCAGAAGTTAATATCAACTATCCTCAAGCATCACAAGAATACCTTGGCTTCCAGTTTACCCTGGTTCGCTCATCTAGTGATGTTACTAAGGGACCACTGTTCACTGGCTATCAGATCAAAGCGTTGCCTGCTATCCCACGTCAACGATTGATCCAGTATCCACTATCTTGCTTTGACCACGAGTCAGATCACTTCGGCGTTGAGGTTGGTTATGAAGGTTCTGCCTATGCTCGTATGATTCAACTTGAATCTATTGAAAACGTAGGTGACACCATCAGAGTCGAAGACTTTAGAACTGGTGAATCTTACATTGGATTGATTGAAGAGTTGGATTTTAGGAATGCAACCCCATCAGATAAGCGTTTTTCTGGCTACGGCGGAACGCTACTAGTAACCATCAGGACGGTCTAATGCAGACACAAGATTACGCAACAGTTGCTGTTGCAGTATGTACAATTATTGGTGGCTTCATTGGCGCTGTTAAATGGTTAGTCAAGCATTATCTCAACGAACTCAAACCCAATAGTGGGTCAAGCCTAAAAGATTCCGTCATTCGACTGGAAGAAAAAGTAGAAATTCTCTATCAGATTATGATACAAAAGAAATGAGTAAAGATGTCTGCGATGATTGCCAAACGAGCCACACCTGCCGCTATTGCTGTCCTGCGACAAGCGACAGCACTTCGTCCGAAGCGTAAGAAAGCCTCTGATGGATTACTACCATCAGCAGCACACATATCTGCCAGTCCTAACAGCGATCACAATACTGGATACGCAGTAGATCTAACCCACGATAAGTTGGCTGGCATTGATTGCTCTAATATATTTGAAGAACTCAAGGCAGACAAGCGTGTTAAGTATCTTATCTTCCAGGGCAAGATCTGGTCAGCAGATCGTGCCAAAGAAGGGGACCGTGAATACACAGGGTCCAATAAGCACAACAAGCATCTTCACATCTCAATTAAAGAAGGATGTGGAGATGACACTTCCCCTTGGTTCCCTTGGTTGGGTAAACCAAAGGTTGTCAATAAAGTAAAGGCTAATTTACCTAAGCCTTTACCTAAGAAGAAAGAACCAACAAGTCCAAAGGAGAACTAATGGATAAGAACAAGTTAAAAGCAATGGCAGCAACTTATTTACGCGCTGGAATTGCTTCAGTAATTGCCCTATACCTTGCGGGTGTGACAGATCCAAAGGCTTTAGCATCAGCAGCACTTGCTGCGGTTGCAGGTCCACTGCTTAAGGCACTGGATCCAAAGGCTACAGATTTTGGACGTGGGTCTAAGTAACCCACCAACGCGAGGCAGAAAGAGGCCCTCATTCCTTCGGGGATGGGGGCCTCTTTTTTTATGCCACAAAACTAATTGATACCTGAGTTGCTATCCCCTGATAGATGGGTCTTGAGCCTGTGGCAGTTGGCACAGAGGGTTCTCAGGTTTGCTGGGTCATTGTTAAAGCGGTCACCGTCTACGTGGTCTACATCTAATTGACTGATGTGTACTGGCTTAAATCCACAGTCCTCGCAGTAGTCCTTACGGTATGCGTGGTAAGGAGAACGAATCTTCATCTGGTTAATCTTGTATATGGTATTGCATCTGTATCTACCTGTTACTGGCTTTGATTTATCCCGCGTCTTTAACTTAGTGGGGCCACAAACAGTGCACATTCCTGTGCGTTCTTCTTCGTTGATCTCAGAGAGTCTGTGTTTCATCTTTATCTACTGGACAAGGGACAGTTACGATGTTGCCACAGTTGACACAGGTACCATCAAGAAAGTACCAGACCAGTTCGTGGTCTTCAAATGATGCCATTATAGAAAAGACTTGTGAGCCACAAGGACAGACGTGTACTGGACCCAAACCTCTTAAATCTGTACCAAATTTCTCTGGTAGTTTAGACTTAAATTTTGGCAGCCTTGGTAGACGGAACCGCACAGTCAGTACCATACCATCGTGCCCCCTTGGGGCACCCTGTTTTATTCGCCTCACGGCTCATATTGTAGTAACCAGTAGGTGTTGCTAACGCAACGACACGCCGATCTCTAGTATGATTCCAGTATGACAACCATCGCAGCGATAGAAGGAATTGACTACGCAGTTCTAGTAGCAGATTCTCAGATCACAGAAGATAATCTCGTGACGTTAGCAACTAGTACACCTAAGATCGTTGAGGTTGGCAAGTTTCTATTAGGTATTTCGGGCGATACACGACCAGGAGATATACTTGCGTACAACTGGAAGCCACCGCTTTATCGCGGTGAGGATCCAGTACAATTTATGGGCAAGAAAGTTATACCCAGTATCAACCAAGCATTTACCGATAACAACTACGACTACAACAAGGTGGACAAAGATGGTGGCTTCGATTATCTCATTGCTTTTAACAGTAATATCTTTCGTATTGCTTGTGATCTCTCTTTTTTCCAAGCAAATCACGGAACGTACGGCATTGGTAGTGGGGGGCAGTTTGCTCTTGGCTACCTGTCTTCAATTGTCAAACCTGATATGGACGTAGAGTACGCAAAGCGACACGCCCGTAAAGCCGTAGAGATTGCGTCGGTCCTTGACGCTAACACTGGTAAGCCCATACAGTTAGTAGTCCAGGAAAGGGTATAGGAATGTACAAAGAAAAAAGGGTAGGAAAGATGTGGCTGTCTTATGGCTGCAACTTCAAGCAAATAAGTGTTGGGCTTTTTATTGACAAGTACCGCATCAGCATTGACTTAGTATTCTTTTTTGTAGTACTGGAGTTCTGATGGAGTTCAATACATACGATTATGTAAAGCCAGAGTTCAAGGAGATTATAGCAACAGGTGAATATGCTGCTCACTACTGGTTTGAGCAGGGTTGGAAAGCCTGTAGACTTGCTTTCTTATTACACGATCAAGCAGGGAAGGAAGCGGTATGAGCACTGATCCAAAGGAACTATTACTTACTGCGCTACGTGCGGGAGATGCGAAACGTTCACGATCTACACAGGTACAGATTGGTCCATCAGAATTAGGTGGCTGTCGTCGTAAGGTCTGGTACAGACTTAACGATCAACCTGAAACTAATGAGAACGAGATGAAGTTAGCAGCCATTATGGGTACTGCTATCCACGCAGAAATTGAACGATCATTAGCAGATAACCCCGATGTAATGATTGAGACATCTGTTGAGTACAACGGTATGAAGGCACACATTGACTGCTATGTACCAGGTACTGGCGATGTCATTGACTGGAAGACAAGCAAGGTCAAGAACCTTTCATACTTCCCATCAACACAACAGCGTTGGCAAGTACAGACTTACGGTTACCTGTTAGCAAAGAACGGTCACGATGTAAAGCGTGTATCTCTAGTTGCTATAGCACGTGATGGTGATGAACGTGATATTAAAGTACATACAGAAGATTACGATGAGAGCATTGCGTTACAAGCATTGAACTGGTTAGCATCAATCAAGACCGCGACAGAGGCACCAGATCCAGAACGTGATGCTAGTTACTGTAAGTTCTATTGTAAGTTCTACGACGCATCAGGTGAGATGGGATGCGTTGGTATAAAAAAAGAACATACGGCAGTCAGTGATGTACTCATTGATGATGCTGATATTGACAGAAACGCACTGCTGTATCTACAGTTAGCAGCGCAGATAAAAGAGTTAGAAAAGCACCAAGATTCATTGAAGGCTTCTTTCGAGGGACTACTAGGTACAACACCTAGCGGGATAGAAGTCAGTTGGACAACTGTCAAGGGTCGTGAAAGTATTGACAGTGAAGAGGTAGAGAAACTGCTTGGGTTTGTACCTAAGAAGTTTGGTAATGAATCACAGCGGTTACAAATCAAACAAACTGGAGGAAAGTAAATGGCTACAGAAGGAACAAAGTTCCAAGTCAACTACAAGTTGAACGATGGAACACTTATCAATCTTTACGCAGCAAATGTTAAGGAATTAGAGACAGGTCTAACAGATCTTTCAATGGTGGCAACACTTATCCGCGCAACAGGTAATGACTTACAAGGTGGAACATCAGCACCAGTACAAGCACCAGCACTAACAGTTGCATCAGTTGCGGAATCTTTTAACGCAACACCAGTAGCAGCACCTGCGCCAGTAGTAACAGAAGGACAGGCACCAACCTGTAAGCACGGCAATATGGCATTCCGAAATGGAGTATCAGCACGTGGACCTTGGAAAGCGTGGATGTGTGCTTCACCAAAGGGTACTGTAGATAAGTGCGACCCTATCTTCCTACGATAATAGGATGCGGGAACCTCGTGAGTACGAGAACCCGTTATGTGCACAGGTAGGTGGAGACTTCTGGTTCCCTGAAAAAGAAAAGGGATTAGTAAGTCCAGCAGATGTTCAATTTGCGAAGTCAATTTGTAAGTCTTGTATTCATAGAACTGAATGCGCTGAGTGGGGAATCCGCAAAGAGCAGCACGGTATATGGGGTGGGCTTGCACCACGTGAACGTCGCGTGATGAGAAGGCATCGCAAGATAAATCTTGGAGGGGATGAGGAAGTTGCTTAATCTAAAGAGGGCATTGGGCACCAGCACTATTAAGGCTGTGCCGTTGCCTGATGTATGGACTGGCTTGGCTAGTGAGTCCATCAAGTTTAGACGAGGGCAAGTATGTATGGTTGCTGCAGCCCCTAATGCTGGTAAGAGTATGTTCTCTCTTGTCTATGCGATCAAGGCAAAGGTACCAACACTTTTCTTTTCCGCAGATACTGATACTGCTACGGTGTTAATGCGATCTGCTGCGCAGATCTCAGGGCACACACAGTTAACAGTTGAATCCAATATGGATTACAAACCTGACTACTACGCTGAACATCTTAACAAGATGTCGCACATACAATGGGTCTTTGATTCAAGTCCATCATTAGATGACATTGAATTAGAAATTAAAGCCTACGTTGAACTGTATGGAATAGCACCTGAGTTAATTATCATTGATAACTTAATGAATGTTGCAGCCGAGACAGACAATGAATGGGCTGGGCTACGTGCAATTATGATGGAGTTGCACGATATGGCACGCAAGACAGAGGCTTGTGTCTTAGTACTTCATCACGTATCAGAACAGAGTGAGTACGGTTCACCAATGATGCCACCACCACGTCGTGCTATACACGGCAAGGTCAGTCAGTTACCAGCGTTGATCTTAACGCTTGGTTATGAGCCAGGCCAAGGTGGAGGAATGTTGCGTGTGGCTGCGGTGAAGAATCGCTTCGGTCCACACACAGCAGATGCCTCGAAATGGGCTACACTATTTGTTAACTTCGCGTCGTGTCAGATAGGAGATCAAGATGCACAAGGCAGAGCATACTTGCGAGTCTGATGGCTAATAAGAATGGAAGAAAAGGTTCTCAGTTTGAGACAGATGTAATGAAATGGTTACGTAGTAAAAGCGTAATAGCAGAACGTCTGACTAAGGCTGGGGCAAAGGATGAGGGAGATATGGTTGTTATCATATCTGGAGAAACCTACATCCTTGAACTCAAGAACAGGCAGACCCTTTCCCTGCCTGAGTTCTGGAGAGAAGCGCAAGTTGAGGCGCTTAACTATGCCAAGGCAAGAGGTATCGGGGAAGTACCTATGTCTTACGTTGTAGTTAAGCGTCGCAACGCTTCAATAGATCAGGCTTGGGTTATACAAGATTTGAAACAATGGATTAAGGAGAAGGGAGAATAGAGTGAAAGAAGAAGACATTGAGCAATGGAAGTTAAATGAGTTTGGTCAAGTAGTTACTTATGTAAGTAAACAACTCAGCGAAGAAAATATAGAAGATGCTAAGTTTATTGTAAAACAAAAAATGGATGACTATACAAATGCTTTAATGTATATTAAAGACTTCAAATGGGAAAAGGAACCAAGCGTAGAACTCGGACCTATTGTTGATATATTGCAACGTTTTAGGCCGATTGGTTGGCACGGCTACGGTGGTTCCAAAGGGTATGATGTCTTATCTAAACTATTTGAAGAGCAGTATAAATGCCACAAAGAACACACGCCAGAAGAACACACGCCAGAAGAAATTACATTTAAATATATTTTAAAATTACTGAAGCAATGGCTTAAGGAGAAACAATGACACCAGTACCAGAAGGAAGCATAACAACTACAGAGATCCTAGTACCAGAAGTTGTACAAGTAGAAGAAGTGGTTGAAGATTCAACTACTTTAGAAGAGGCAGATGATAGTACACCTGACCAAGGATGAAGTAAGAGTTTGTACAATGCTCGCCACAGAGCGTTGGCTTGCTAAGTATGGTTCTGTAGACAGACCAAACTATGCAGATGGTAAGAAGAACGGCTACCTAGAGCACGAACTTCTTGCCAATGTCCGAGCCAACGTCTCTGAGTGGGCAGTCGCATCTCTTACCGATTCATCTTGGAATGTACCTTGGTATCCCAATGAACTACATCCTCGTCGGGCTAAGTTGCCTGATGTGGGTGTGAACTTTGAGGTACGCACAGTGCGCACACGTGATTCAATTCCATTCTGGAGTAAAGATAACGGCAAGATACTAGTAGGCACAAAGATTATTGATGAAGATTACTACTCGCAGGTTGAGGTGTATGGTTGGTCTAACCCTGAAGAGTATGCAACAGCACAATACAGAGATGAGACCATCGGTGGATGGCGTGTACCAGTTACTGAACTGAAGGAGTTCAAATGATTTGTAGTAAATGTATTAACGCAGGTGTGGAAAATGCATCAGGACATTACAAACGTGCGGCTAAGTATCACGATAATTGCAATGACAAGGGGTGTGTATGTCAGCACAGGACTGGTCCAGGGTACGTAAAGCGGGAAAATTCAAAGGTCCCGTTGATGCAAACACAATCCCCATAGGAGCAATCGTTCTCCATTATGGAGGAGAAGTAAGAGAAGGTAGAAGCGCATCTGTTAGGTGCTGCATCCACCCAGATAAAAGGCGTAGTGCTGTCATCAATACTCACGACAACCTGTTCTTTTGTCACACCTGCGGTAAGGGTGGCAACGCAGTAAATGTTGTCAGTATCATAGAGAACTTGGAGTTTAAGGATGCACTCAAACGAGCAATCGAAATCGTTGCTGGAAGCGGTCACACACTACAGCAAAAGCCTGGACGAAAAGGCTCTGGAATATCTCGAAGGACGTGGGATATCTGAGGAGATCGCACTACAGTATTCATTAGGTCTAGTCACTGACCCTATCAATGGGCACGAGAATCACATTGGTTGGCTATCTATCCCATACCTGACTGCACTTGGTATGTGTGTTGGTGTTAAGTTTCGTAGGCTAGATGATGGAAAGCCTAAGTACGGCGCACCCACAGGACAGAAGGGTCACCTGTTTAATGTTGCTGATGTAACTATTGATTCACATAGGATTGTTGTATGTGAAGGTGAGTTAGACGCAGTAGTTGTATCAGGTTTGATTGGGATACCTGCTGTTGGTGTGCCAGGAGTACAGGCTTGGAAGCCGCACTTTGTTAAGTTGTTTACTGGTTACGACACAGTTTATATTGTAGGTGATAACGACATCAAGGATGATGGCACCAACCCAGGAGCAGAGTTCTCTCGTCGTGTGTCACAAGAGGTAATGAACTCACGTATAGTATCGTTGCCTCCATCAATGGACATTAATGACTTCTACCTTACACACGGTAAGGATGAGGCGTTGAAATTATTTGGAGGCGTGTGATGGATGAAGATGTAGACCTCAAGCACGTAAAGTTTGTTGCTGATATGTGGGAAGTATTAGATGGGGCAGGCAACTTGTTGCTCCAAAAGCACAAGGACTACGGCCCAAAGAATATCGCTGGTGCACCAGGTGGGCCACTCAACGGCTTGCGTGTACGTATGTGGGATAAGACAGCACGCATCAATCACTTGATTGACACTGGCGCTACACCTGAGAATGAATCGTTGCGTGATTCTTTTATTGATCTACTTAACTACAGTGCTATCGCACTGATGGTACTGGATGGTAACTGGCCTCGTGACTGAACCACATCCAATACTTAACGACATCGTGCCTAGTGTGGTGAGTCTTGTTCACCGTCGCTATCGTAATTACGTAGATCGTTCTGACCTAACGCAAGAATCATATGCTTGGTTGATGACACGTGTCTCCTACTTCAATGAGTTACTAGAAGAAGAGAACGAAGGCATTCGTCTTGCTAATCAAAGGCGTATAGGTTGGCAGATGAAACGTGCTATCGAACGCTATGCTCGCAAGGAGAAGGCTAGTAAGTCTGGATACCAGACCAATGATGAGTCTTTCTATGATGCTACTACCATTGCGCAGTTGTTACCATACGTTATCGCAAGCGTAGTCAATGATACTGCTATCGAACAAGCACAGAGTCTAGTCAATGATGGCACACCGCGTAAGCCTGCAGCCCCTGCTGAAGGTGGCAACCTATTAGCCACACTTCTTGACATTAAGAAGTCTTACAAACTGCTAGATGAGGATGAGCAGAACATCTTGCGCCTTAGATACCACAAGAACTATACGTTGCAACAGTTAAGCGAGGCGCTAGAGTGTGCTATCTCTACTGCTGATCGCAGATGTTCCAATGCGTTACGTAAGATGCTTAACTTTATGGGAGGGGAGTCACCGTACCAATGACACACGAGGAACTGTTGGCAAAGATAAGTCTTGGAGAAAAATTTGAAGGTACTACCTGGACAATTGATATTGATTTAATTGTTAAGCAGTTGAAAGCCCTTCGTGAAGTAGTTAAGTCACATAAGCCAGTGGCTTGTTTTTTATTAGATGGATCACAGGGAACGATGTGTATTGATTGTCGTGACGGGTTTTACCCGTGCCTAACTATTCAAGTGATTGAGAATCAACTAGAGTGAATTACGATTACAAGTGCGACAAGTGTAATAGCCAACTAACTATTGAGCGTTCTATTCACGCTGAGGTTAGTGATCCTATGTGCTTTGATTGCCACACAACTATGAGTCGTGTGTGGTCTTCTCCTTCTGTTACCTTTAAGGGCAAAGGCTTCTATTCCACAGGTGGATAGCAAAGAACCCCACCGCAGGAAGGGTAGCGGTGAGGCTCTTTGTCGCCCGAAAGGAGGATGCGAGTCAAAGTGTATCAGTACCATCCTCTTCTGTCACTATGTTTGAGAGCACGACACGCAGATTTTCCATAGCGGTATTCAAGGTATCGTAAGCCACGAAGGATTTGTAATTCAGGCTCTCGACTGCGCTCTCCAAGGAGTTGAGCAATTCCGTAAGCCGTGCTTCTGGGGTTATCTGAGAGGTGGTCAAGCCTGCTCTCACGGGTCCATAAGGCAACAAGGCATTTGACTTCTCGACTAGGGTATCCGAGTGCTGTTGCGTAACTAATGACAAGTGCTTTGTTCTCACGCTTCTCCTCCATTGTTGCTTTCGTTTGTGTCTCTATTACTATTTCCTTTGGTGGCAGGGGCACCTCTTCCTTCTGCTGTTTGGATACGAACACCAACAACAGGAACAGTATTACCGCTAAGGTCAAGCCACGTTTTGCCTTCTTGTTCATCTGTCTTCTTCTCCATTTCGAGCAACTGCTTATAGGTATCAGGGTAAAGATGAGCAAGACGCACTAGCGCACGATCTCTTGCCCTTCTGTAGTTGCGTTGGCGCACTGCTTGATTAGCAGCACCAACCAATCTTTTATTGCTTGCCTCCATCATTTGCCTTGTCCTCCCATACGATTAGAACATAGGCTATCAACATCACAATAACTATTCCAATTAGTAGGCTCATTGTGTACCTGCCATTACCGCAAAGACAATCTTTGTGATGTCAATGGGTTCAATTATCAATCGCGCATCCTCTTCCCCTGCTTCCCAACAAGATACTAATAGACGTGAGTTCAAGGGTGATCGTTTAAGCCACTCGACTGCGCTATGCGGATCTTCCCCGCCCCATACTGCGTTGCCGTCTTCTCCTGCTATCTCATAAAAGTTTACCAATTTATTCTTTGGGTGAAATGCCACCAAGTTATCCTCAGTTGTCATCACTCTCTTCCTTTCTCTCGATTAATATTTCGACTTCACCTAACGCCTTAACCATACGCATTAGATTCTTTGCTGCCTTCTCGCCCTCTCCCGCGTCTATTTGGGTGAGTGCTAGGTTACGGCACATATTTGCTTTAGTTAATAGGTAATCTACCGTAGGCTCAGACATTAGAGTCCTCCTGTTTTAATTGTTTACTCATCCGTATATCCATTCCCAACCTTTAATTAGTTTGTCATCTTCTTCAAGACGGCAAAGAATTTCTGCGTTGATATTTGTAGCAAGGTCTTCACATAGAACACCTTCTGCTAATTCTAGAATTAAAACCATTTTATTAGACATCATTTGCCTCTTGCTTATTTGTTGGTAGTTCGATCTTAGATAGTGCCTGCCCTAACGCTGTGCGCCAGTTGCTGCCTCCACCTGTGGCAAGTTGCTTTGGCTCTGTGCCAGCAAAATCCCATAGTTCTATTTCATACTGCTTGTTTGCTGGTGCTATCACTACAGTAAATACAAACTGCGCCATCTTATCCTGCTCGCTCATCTTATGCCCCCTTTGGACAGTCATCGTATGGATTCTCATTACCTTCATTGTCTTCACACATACAGAAGTTAAACCTTTCAACCTGTGTAACGTGTGTTAGTTGCGCCAACTCTGCCCAACTAATAGAGTCTTGGTCAGTTGTCATCTTCCCCTCCTCCTGTGTCTTGTAACTTCTTCTCTAACCAATAGGCAAGGATACCTACTGGGATCGCATATACTAGCAGCCAACCTACTAGGACTATTGCTTCATCTAACATTACTCTCTCCTTTGTGATAGTTGATAGCCTTCGTTTTCTACTTCGTACTCTTCGCATTCATCACAAGCGCAACGAATTACTACCCAATCGCCACCGTCATAGTCTTCACCGATAGCGGTTGCCTCTTCTGGTGTTAGCCAAAAGAACACGCTGTCATCTTCGTCTTCTAATTGCTGTGCGTTAGGTTCAATTTGATCCTCATTAAGCACACCAAAGCGGTGAACTTCTTCCTCTTTGCTATCTTTCCATTGAATTAATAACCTCATTTGTTTTCCTCCTCACATAGAGCGACTTCTTCACAGTTCCCACAGTTGGGGCATTTAGATTTCTCACAGGTTTCGCAACGCTCAGGCTCTGTCCATACGTCGCACAGTCCACAGAAATAAAAGTCAGGCATTAGTCGCCTGCCTTGAATAGTTCGGATTTCTTGCCATAGATTGCTGCCTTGTATAGATCTATCTTCATTTCGTCGCGAATCTCCCACGTATTAGGGGCGTTTTCGGTAGTGAAATAACCGCGGGCGTGCAGTTCGGCTATTGCAGCGTGTAGATATGCCTCTTCATAACCGTAACTTAAGCCCATAGTAAAGGCGATCTTGCCGTCTACCCAAACACGATTGGAAAAGTAGGTGTTGCCGTTTACCTTGTCAAACCATAGACGCCCCTCTACAAATAGAGATTTCTCGATCTTCGTTGCTGTTGCTGTTGTCATCTTCTGCCCTTCCTAGGCATAAGGCGGGGCGGTGTTGCCCCTTACCTTGTGCCCCCGTCGGATTATGAATCCGTAGCCTGTAGCGCGGGGGCGGTAGTGCTAAATTCCTACTACTATCTTCTTCTTGTAATCCTCAAGGCGTATTTTAAGAATCGCCATAGCCTTCTCCTTCCCTGTTCCTTTCGTTTCTAAGTAAATTCGACGTGTGCCCCATAATTGAAAGGGATACCACGCCCCGCGGTCTATCTTCTCAATACCAAAAGGATATCCTTCCACTAGATGAGTTTCCCATACGCTTGCGGTGTCCTTGATGAGTTTCATTAATTGCCCCCCTTTTGCGCCTTGATGATATTCTCCCGCGCCTCGTCAATAGTCTCCGCATATCCGAAGAAATCTCCCGCCTCTACCTTGTATTGGTAGCGATATGACATCCACCCGTCTAAGCCTGTAGGCTCGATCTCATAGTCTCCTGTAATTTTAGGGGCGGGTGCCTTGCGCCCCGCCTCCCTATCCATAGCCCTAAAAGCCTGCTCTACGTTGAAAGTGTTCGCGCTCATTAATTCACCCCGCAAGCAATTAGAAAGCGAACGCGCTCAAAGCGGGGATTATCTATCTCTAATTCTGTTGCAAGGGTATTTGCTAGGTGTGCCACCGATACGAGAATGGCTCCTGCATCGCCCTCCACTTTACGGGCGGTTTTAATTGTATCGGCTATCATTACGTAATCCTTGCGTGTCATTCTGTATTCTCCTTTTAGGTTAATCCAAACCGTTTGGCTTGATGAGATAAATATATGCGGTTGTCTACCCTATGTCAAGCCCAAACAAGGGTTTTTTGGTAACAGTTTGATAACGATTGGTAGGGGATTGCCTGAGTGAATCCTGAGAATATAACGGGTTAAATGGTTGAAAGTTCAACTACTTTTGCTACTGGTCGGTAACTTATCGGGTCACCTTGTTACTGGTTGGTAACTTAGTGGGTGGACATATTGGCTTTAGATGTCTAAGGGTTAAGTAAAGGTTTATTATTGGACAGATTATAGATTATTGTAAAGGGTGCCGAGAGGGGAGCCATCCCGTTTTGCTGTAATAATAATCAAGCACAGCAAACTCACAGGAAAGACAGGGGGGCGGGGGTCATCCATAGGCGCAGGAAAACGGACGCGGGGGTGTTAAACCTGACGGCGTATACATACATACTCCCCAACAAAAAATATACGCTAAAGTGAGACCCCGTGAATGTCCTAGTTTGTACACATATTAAAGTGACGTTAGTCACAAATAGAAAATAAAATCTACCGTAGACGGGAAATGGGCTATTTTTTCTGCCTTATATATAGTAGGGAGTAAAACGAACCGCTACTAGTTTTACGACCCAACCTCGCTGCGTTGGCACTACGCGAGTCCCCCTAGGACGAGCACCAACTTACCCCTCGCTGCGCTGTGGCTTGCTCGGGCGTTAAGCCCGAACGGTGACTGCATTTAGTGGGGATAGGTCTA